GTTTCCCTTTGTAGTCGTAGCGCCAGAGGTACTTCAGTGCGTTACCCTTGAGATAACCTTTGAACTCGTGTTCAGGCATGGACGCTTTGATTGCTTCGATGGCTTCGATTGCTCCTTTGTTGTAGTGGTCAGGTTGTTCCACAGGGTCTGCCTTCTTAGGCTTCCTAATGGACAAGTTGTTTAGTGCAGTCACTGTATCCCACTCTTCAGGAGTCGCTTCATCAATACTCATTCTCTTCTTCCTCTAGCTCTTGTTCAAACACATCCAGTCTGTTGATTAACTTGTCCTCAAACCTGTCCAGAATCTGCTCTGAGGTTATCTGTAGGGCCTCCAGTAGGTCGTCTGGGTCAAAGGTTTTCAAGAGGCGTTCCTTAATTTCCTCTAGTGTTAGCGACATGGTCAATCAACTCCTGTAGTGTCTCTATAGTATACCATAAAATTCCTTCTTTGTCACACCATTCTGACATAGTCATTTTGGCACCTTTACGTATTTTCTTGTTCGGTTGCATAAGAACAAACACTAGCTCTTGTTCTGCTGGCAGACTATCTCTGATGCTGGTGTACTTCTTCGTGTCTCCGTCTCTGAAGTATCCTTTGCACTCAACGAGACATTTACCGCTAGGGTCCACGAAGTCAGGACGATAGTTACGAGCAATAGTGTATGGAACAGTGAATGGTTCATAGTTAAAACCTGTTAGTATCTTGCTGACATCGTCTTCGAACGTGCTTCTAAATTTCGATTTCTTGGACCTTCGGCTCATTATGTACCTCAACTAAATAACGTGGTCCGGAAGAATATGCGAAGGCGCGTACGGACGGCCAGCATTCCTTTTTGAATGAACAGTAAGAGCAACCTACGGCGAGTTTCCGGTTTCCACTCTTTCCATCGTCGATAGGCTCGAAGCATACGTCGGGTGGGGTTGGTTGCTCCACTAGCTTTTTTACGTGCTCAATGCGCTCCTTGATGTCGTACTTAATCAAATCATGGATAGGCGCTTGAGTGTCACTCTCGTCGTACAGGAGATACGTCAAGTGTCCATTCTGTTTGTCCATGGCTAACCAACCATATCGTGTCTCCCCTTCCGACGCTGCATATCCCTTAATCTGAGCGACGTATCCAAACGGATCATCATAAGCAAGACTGCCATCTTTGAACTTTCGAAACCCATAAGTCGACACGCTTTTAACATCAGTGACGATACCGTCAATTTTGCAGTCCATAGAACCGCTAATGCCATTGACTTCACACTTCTTCTGCTCATCTGTAACCTCGTGACCTGCTGCTCTGGTCAAGAACAACAACATTTCTTCAATCAAATGGCCGTACAGGAACTTGACATAGGTATGCCCCTGTATCTCTTCGGCCTGTTCCACATCGTTGTAGACATTCCAGAGGTAACGGTCTTCACGTCCGATGTTAGACATACGTAGCTTACGTCCGTCCCTCTTCTTGTCACCAAACTCATTACGCATAAGTTGCTTGACGTTCTCCCCGAACTGCTCAATGCAGGCTTCAAGGTCGATGTCTTCTGCTACTTCTTTCGACTCCATGAGTTTGTAGATGTCGTCGACTAGCGTATAAACATTTTTCATTGGTAGCTTTCCACTGTTGCAGAGACAACCTCTTGGGCTTGCTCTGGTGTGCATTTGAACCACTCACTACGTCTTTCGTACAGATTCTGTAGTTTTGTGTGTGCTTCTGACTCTGCCGCCCTACGGTCGTTGACATTCCATGACGAGACCAAAGAGTAGTCACGGTAGGGAGAAGAAGTCTGGTACCCATTGAGTCGGTCTTCAGAGTCAACAGCCATACCCACTTTGACCCACTCAGGGAAGTTAGGGTTGGTGATGACGTACACCTGACCTTCTACACTGGACTCGTACTTTGCTAGACTCTTGAAAGCAGCGTCTTCAAAGTTCTTGTATCGCCCTGCTTTATGCAAAGGATGTCCTTGAGGTATGTACTTACCGTTTACCCACATGCGGTCCTTGTTACGTGCACGTTGACGCTCTGGGTTGTCCTTGTAGTACTTACCATTTACCTTCTCATAAACCATAGTTACTCTCCTTAGTGGGTCTCTGCCCATGTTGTTCCAACTTTGTACTCTCCGTCAAGGGGACACCGGAGGCCAAAGTGTATACCTGCCGCCTTGAGGCACTCAACTGCAAGCCAGCCGTACTTCTCTGCTTGGTCTGCATCCACCTCCGATTGTACTTCATCGTGTATGTTTCCTATAAAGTTGTAGTTTAGTTTCCACTGCTTTGCGTAGTCGTCCAGTATGACTAGGGCCTGCTTCATAACGATGGCTCCTGCCGCCTGCAACAGCGTATTCAATGCAGCATGTTCAGATCTAACTCTAAGTCTTCGACCATCAAGTCCTGTGAGATAGCCTCTCCCAGAAGCTCGACCAACGCGTTCTCGTAGACTTTCAAGAGCAGGTGTATTTCGTAAAAATCGTTGCTTAAGATCTGCGCCGTCTCTTGCGCTTCCTCCAACGATAGATCCAATTTTTGCATCTCCTGCTCCGTAGAGGAAAGCGTAGATGAAAGTTTTTGCTTGAGGTCTTGTTTCCAGCCCTGCAGCCAATTGATTTCTAGTGTGTATGTCTTCTGTGAGGAGGACATTAGTAAACTCCTTATCGTCCATGTAGTGCGCCAACATTCGTAGCTCAAGGCCACTAGCGTCGAAACCTACCAACTTCTTACCCTCTGGTACAGTCCAGCATGAGCGACACTCGTGCCCGAAGGGGCTGTGGCTTGCTGGGACTTGCGCCATGTTGGGACTCTGGTGCGTCATACGTCCAGTGACAGCACCATTGCTGATGACACGTCCATGAACTCTTCCGTCGTCTTCCAAGTGCTCTAGCCATGAGTGGACCTGTGCGTATCTCTTTTGTAGCATCAAGTACTCACTGATGATCTTAGCTTCCGGCAGGTCGATGGTGTCTAGTACAGCCTCATCAACGATGGGATTCCCTTTCTCCGTGACTTTCGCAAAGACCACACCAAGACTCGATAGTCTCTTCGCAATCTGCTGACGAGAGCCGACGTTGAATACTTCCACTTTGTCTTTAAGACGCTTACCAGTTTTCTCAGACCACCTTTCATGGATAATCGGCGGAAACTTCTCTTGTAGCTCCGCTGTGATTTCATTCATTCTCTCCTTAAATGTTGCTAGTAGTTCATGCGCTAGTTGCTGGTCCAAGACCCACCCGTTGCGCTCCTGTTGCTGGACAATGTACTGCACCTTGTGTTCCAGCTTGATTGACTCAGGGTCAAACCCAGACATGTCTCTGGTCAGACTCTTGTGCACTGCTTCTGTGACTTCTACATCACGCTCACAGTAGTCGATCATCTCCTGTGACAACCTAGACCAATCATCATGATCACCCTTTGGGAAGCCCAAGGTTTCACCCCAAGCTCTCAACGAGTGCCCACCCTGTCTGCTTGGGTCGTACAACCTTGACAACACCAGAGTGTCCACTATGCGCTCAGGAGCCACAGAAAGCCCCCAGAGACGTTCTAGGACTGGGAGGTCGTAGCCTATTAGGTTGTGACCACAGACGCTCACAGAGCCAGCCAGAGCCTCACAGAGGGTGTCTGGGGTGGTGTGTACGGTATTTACCCCATTTTCCCGTGTTACAACGCACCAGATAGTGTCTGGAGTAAGACCGTTGGCTTCAAGGTCTAAGTAAATCAAAAGTCACTCCCGATGTTGGGGTTTGCTACTTCCTGCATACGTCCTGTGGTTTTGTCGTACTGTAACCAGCAGGCAGGCCCTGTTTCACCTGTGTAACGATTCTTCAGGACACGTACAGTTGTTGTGTTCCTGATTTCTTCGTTGTCGTTCTGCTGGTCACGCTCCATGCCAATGACAATGTCGGACAGTTGTGCGATTGCCTGAGACCCCCGAAGCTCACCCAAGGATATCTGAGCACCGTCCTCGTGTGCCTTACCTTGGGATCGTCGCAGGTGTGACACGAGGAACAGACTGATGCCTGTCTCTGCCACCAACGTACGCAACTTGGTCATTATCTCGTCAATGGCTTTTCGCTCGTCTCCGGACTCTTGGGAAGACACGACGATAGACAAGTGGTCCAGTATGACGTAC